TGGTTGGGGTTCTGCAACTGCAGCTTCAGCTACAAGTTTAGAGCCAGGTAACTGGTCATTAGATAATTATGGAACAATATTAATAGCAACAATTAAAAATGGTGGCACCTTTGAATGGAATCCAACTGATGGTGTGACCACAAGAGCAAGTGCCGTCACTACAAATCCAACAGCAAGTGTTATGACAATTGTATCTGATACTGATAGACATCTTATACATTTAGGTACTGAAACAACGATTGGTTCTATTAACACACAAGATAAAATGTTTATTCGTTTTTCAGATCAAGAAGACAGAACAGATTATGTACCTGTATCTACAAACACAGCTGGAACATTTCAATTAGACAGTGGTTCTAAAATAGTCAGTGCAGCAAGAGGTAAAGATTACATATTTGTTGTTACAGATACATCTGCTTACATTATGCAGTTTGTCGGCCCACCTTTTACTTTTTCAATTAGACAAGTAGGTTCAAACTGTGGAGCTATGTCGCAACATTCACTTGTGCATGTAGATGGTATTATGTATTGGATGGGTAAGTCTGGTGGTTTCTATGCTTACGATGGTGGTTCAGTAAAAAAACTAACCTGTTCTGTTGAGGATTTTGTATTTACAACTCAAACCTCAGATGATTTAGGATTTAACTTTGGTCAGAGTGAACAAGTGTTTGCAGGATATAATACTTTGTTTACTGAAATAAATTGGTTTTATTGTAAAGATGGATCTACACAAATAGACAGATGTGTTACTTTAAATTATAGAGAAGGTTTATGGACAACAAGTTCTTTAGCCAGAACTGCTTACAGTGACAAGTATGTGTTAGATAATCCATACGCAACAGAATATAGTACCTCTGGTCTTCCCTCTGTATCTATTAATGGTATCACAAATGAATTTGGTGCAGCTACATTATATAAACATGAAACTGGAAGTAACCAATTAGACACTGTGGGTAATAAAACTGCCATTAATGCATTTATTGAATCAGGTGATTTTGAAATGGATATGCAAGGAACAGCAGGAGAATTCTTTACAAAGATCAGAAGATTTATACCTGATTTTGGTAAGCTTGATGGTAATGCTCGTGTTACAATTAACCTTAAAGACTTTCCCTCTGAAACAGAGGCATCTTCACCGCTTGGGCCATTCACTATAACCTCAAGTACAAAAAAAATTGACACAAGAGCACGAGGTAGATTAGCATCAGTTAAAATAGAAAACACATCAACAGATGAGTCTTGGCGATTTGGTGCTTTTAGAGCTGATGTGCAGCCAGATGGAAGAAGATAATGGCAAAAATAAATATACTTATACCTGAATTAAATGAAGATTATGTGGTACAAAACCAAAGACAAATAACCTATGGTATTGAAACATTAGTAAATCAATTAAATTTTGCTTATCAAAATGATTTAAAAAATGAACAAGATGCCTTTAACTTTTTTATGAGCTGATGACTATACAATATAAAAATCAAGGGTTCTCACTTACAACTACAGGCACGACAAGTGTATTGACAGCACCAGCTAATGGTCGTTGTTTAGTTAAACAAATACAAGTACATAATGGTTCATCTAGTGGTACAGTAAATTTAGCAACACAAGTTACAGACACAAGTGCATCAGCTACATTTAGAATTGATAATGCAGCTATTGCTTCAAACACAACACGACAAGTCATATCGCAAACTCTTGTGTTAGAGGAAGGTGACATTTTAAAAATGACAGCAGGCACTGCTAATGAAATACAAGGTATAGTGTCGTATGCTCTACTTGATCGCTCACAAGAAAATGGATAATTTTTATTTGCAATTATTAAAAAATATTGGTATTTAGAACTATGGATATAATACATTGCAAATCAGAAGTTATCATCAAAAATAAAAAAACCGGTAAAGTTTATAAAGATGAAGATGAAGCAAAGAAAGACATCCAAGACAGCTCCACTGACACAAGTGAGAGCGACATACAGCGGGACGTTAACATTATCGTCCCTGAGTTATCATTGGATGGAGAAACAGATTGACACCATTAGGTGGGACTGAACTTCAACATAACTTTTTAAGTAAATATGTTGACAACGAATTACTCAGTAACTTTTCTATTTGTACATCAGTTCCTGAAAAAATACCTTTATATCAAAACAAAATAAATATACTGTGGCAAAAGAATGCCCCTAATCAACCCAATATAGCGCCTTGGTTTCAAGATAAAGCCAATCACAGTAAGTATGATTGGTATGTGTTTAATTCAAGTTGGAACTACGAAAAGTATAGAGATCTTTACGATATACCCACTGACAGATGTCATGTAATTAAAAATGGTGTAACAAACTTTCCTAAAAGACAACCTTACAAAAAGGGTGACAGATTAAGAATGATATTTCATCCTACACCTTGGCGAGGTTTAAATGTTTTATTAGCCACAATGCAACTATTGGAAAATGAGAATATTGAATTAGATGTATATAGTAGTTGTGAAATTTATGGTAAGGAGTTTCAGGAAGATAATGATGATAGTTATGTTGATTTATATGACCAGGCTCGTAACCTTAAAAATGTAAATTATATTGGTTATAGGCCTAATGAATTTATTTTAAGTAAGCTTCCTCATTACCACATGTTTGCCTATCCTAGTATCTGGGAAGAAACATCGTGTATTTCATTATTAGAATCTATGGCCGCAGGTCTGTATTGTATTGTCACTAATTATGGTGCTCTATATGAAACAGGAGCCGAGTTCCCTGTATTTGTAAACTATGAAACTAATTTAGTAAACTTGGCTCATCAATTTGCAGAGGGTATTAAAGCTTGCCAAGACATGCTCCACGAACCAGCGATCCAAAATCATTTAGATTTACAACAAAATTATATTAAACGTTTTTATTCTTGGGATAAAAAAGCTTTAGAATGGTCAACTTTTTTGCAGGGTGTTCTAGATGCAAAACAATAAACCTATTTGGTTAAAAAAAGAACAACCTATAAGTCTGTTTGTTGCAACTCCTGTACACAGTGATGTATCTATGCATTATGCACAGACAATGCTTGAACTACAAAAAGAATGTATGAAAAGAAACATAAGGGTTATGTTTCAGATGATGAAGTCTTCGCTTATTACACAAGGTAGAAATTTATGTGTTAGCTATTTTTTAAACACAGATTTTACACATATGTTATTTGTTGATTCTGACATTGCTTTTGATCCTAAATCTGTATTACGATTATTAGAGTTTGATAAAGATTTAGTATCTATACCTTATCCTATGAAAACTGCGCAATGGGATGTGCTTATGGAAAAGGTACAAAAAGGTTATATAACTGATCCTAATAAATGTGAACATCACATTCTTAAATACCCTTTACTTATAAAAGATGAGAATACAAATATAAAGATTGAAAAAGGTCTGATTGAAGCAACACATTGTCCTACTGGTTGTATGCTAATTAAACGAGATGTATTTAGTAGATTAATAAAAGAATACCCAGATAGACAGATAATCCAAAAAACTACGATTGATGGTCAGCATGTTGACAGACCACATTTTTATAATTTTTTTGACACTTACTATGATCCTGAAACCAAAAAATATTTAGGTGAGGACTTTGCTTTTTGTAGATTATGGTCACTAATTGGTGGTAAAATGTATTGTTATATAATGTCTTATATAACTCACGTTGGTGAATATCAATATACAGGTCGTTTATATGATGAGATGCATGGAGAGGGAGTTGAAACTCCCACCAAATCAGAGTAAACTAAACATTAGTAATTACTAAAGGAGATTTTTTATGCCGGGTCCATTTGCAATAGGACTAATGGTTGGCACCGCCGCTTTTGGTATAGCGAAACTTGCAGGTGCATCAACAAGAACAGCATTATTAGCAGGAGGTCTAGCTGGATTAGGAGCGGGTGGTCTTAATGCTTTAATGGCTGCACCAACAGCAACAAAAGTGGGTGCTGTTACACAAGGTTTAGGATCTGTTGCAGGTACAGGTTCCACTGCCGCAGCTACAAATGCAGCTGCCCTACAAGCATCAATGGGTGGAGGACAAAGTGCAATTTTAGGTGCTGGTGGTACCCCAACAGCTTTTGGAGGTGCTTTGGGTGCTGGTTCAACAATTCCTTTAGGCACTACTGCAAGTGCATTAGGTAGCACTGCTGCTACAGCACCTAGCTTTATGACTACAGGTTTAGAGGCAGGTAAAGATGCTTTTATGGCAGCGCAGGGTAATGTCGCAGGACCTATTGCTTTAGGACCAGAAGCATATGGAGTAGCGCCAGAACAAGTTGGTTTAACAGGATCTGTATCCAGACCTGATTTGACTGTTGCACCAACTTCAATTACTGATAAAATTGTAAATTTTGCAAAAGAAAATCCATTAACCACTGCGGGAGCTGTTTTGACAGGTGGGAAAATGATTAGTGATCTAACTGCACAACAACCAATTTACGATGACTCAACAGCACAACCCTATACAGAACAAGAATATACAGACGCTTATAATCGTCAAAGAGCAGCTATGCAAGGTATTGGTGAAAGAGCATCATATACAATGGCAGATGATGCTTTAACTCCAGCAAATGTATATGAGCGACAAGAAGAAATGTTTGCAGCAAGAGAAGGTGGTCTAGCGACTCTTAAATTAAAAGAAGGGGGTATAAACTATTTACCTTCAAAATCAGATCACGATGAAAAAGATGCTAATAATTATGTTAGAGCCATGGGTTATGTAGAAGATGGTGCGGGAAATGGTGACAAAGATGAAGATACTATGTTAGCTCAATTAGCTGATGGTGAATTTGTATCAAGAGCAGATGCTATTTTAGGAGCAGGTATTATGTCTGGAGCCAATCCCGATGATTTTAAAGATATGAGAAGAAAAGGTGCTCAGTTTTTTTACAAACAACAAGATTCATTAAAAAGAGTTTATGATTTAGTCAGTGATGGAAATAAAGCAAGTTGATATAGAGTGTGTGGATGTGTTTTGGGATAAGGTTAAATATTGGATTGAACGTGCAACCAAACAATCAAATGGTAGACACAATTTAGATACAACTTATAGTTTACTGAAATCAGGTACTATGAAGATGTTTCTTGTTGTTGTCAAAAAAGCGATCTGTGCAGTTTATGTTGTACAAAAAGTATATTACCCAGCAAAGACAGTATTATGTATTTTGTTTTGTGGTGGTAGCAAAGTTATAAAAAATATTAAACAAATAGAAAACTTTTTTATACCTTATGCAAAAAAACAAGAATGCTCTGGTCTTGAAATTATAGGAAGAAAAGGATGGGGTAGAGCGATTAAGAAAAATGGTTTAAAATTTAAACAAACAGGATATTTTTATGAAGTGGTTACTTAAACTTTTACCAACAAAATTAAAGATTTGGTTATATAAACTTTTATATAAAGACATTGCAGGCAAAGGTCAGGAAGATGATACTGAACTAGCGCATATAAATAAGTTTGAACAAGCATTGCTTAAAAGCATAGGTGGTAAGGGTCTT